AACCGGTGCTAGTGTTTCTGCGATTGCCGCATCTACACGTCGGACTGAACTTTGCAGAGTATTACTGAGCCCAGACAGTGCTTGTCCAAATAGTCCGTTAAGACCGGCAGTTAGCAATCCAGGTAATCCTAATGTCGGTATCTTTGATAGTAAGTTAGTCAAATCAGCATACTGTCGTTGTGCACCAAAATCGCTGACACTAGAAGGTTTTGTGTCATCTACTTTTTGTTGTCCGGGGATTAGGCGTAATTGTAACGGCAACGGTTTATTGGCCGGTTTAGTGCTTAAAATTTGTCCAGGCAATCTATTGATCTGTAGACTTTGTGTAAACTGTCCGTCTCTAAAATGATGCGACGTTGTTCTTACTTCAAATACTCCGCTGTAGGGCAATAATGTTGTATTTGAACTAGTAGATGTTTCGCCAAAGTCCATGAACCCGTCTTCTCTAATATCTCGCGGTATCTTAAAATCTATCGAAATATAAACCGAACCTGGCATATAGTCTGCTTCGCCGTTTTGAGTTTCACCGGGCTTGGCAGGGTCTGCTACTTGAAATATATTTCCAAAATTACTAGTAACCAGATAGTAAGGATCGCCTACGATGGTTATATCCATTGATTGCTGTTCACCGTTATCTAATATAGCATCGTGTAATGTCTGTGCCAGTGCCATATAAGGTGTTATCTGATCTGTCTTACCTGTTAGAGGTTTGCCGTTAGAATCTGTCGCTCCAATAACTGCATTTGGATCGGTTATCTGTTGCACTGCTTGTCCTGCTTCGGCAGGTCGCTTGCCTACTCCGTTAGCATCTTGATTTGGCAAGATGATTTTAGGAGCATTAGTTGGTGATCCCCCAACCGTCGTTCCGTTCCTGTCTTGATAACCCATCTTATAGGGTTTAGGTTGGAAATATAGGTGATTAAATTTCATTGAAAAATTTAATAAGTCTACATTGTAGCCCGTGTACAGATAATTGTATGCACGTCTAATGTAGCCTGCAAAATTGTCAACACTAAACGTTCCTATGGCTTGCCCTGGTATCTTACTGTAGTGTACATAATAAGGTTTGATATGATAGGTATACTTTCGAGTTGGACGTTGTTCTTGTGTATTTGTGTCTGATTTAGTTTCTACTGTTACATACACCCTAAACCACGGTACGAATCCATCGCTGTTTTTATAGGTTTCTAAATTTTTAATTATATCTTCAGAGTATTGGCTGTCTCGAACTACTGCTGTGATAATATCAATAATTAACGAACCCTGGGCGAATTGTATAGATTCCCCTGTTTGGTCGTATTTTATTTCTGTCGGTTGTGCCAGCTTATAATTGCTCTTAGGATCATTGCTGTCAGGTGGGGCAAAATTATATACCTGGGCGGCTCTTAAAAAATCATTAATTTTAGCAGTTTCAAATAACTGTTGTAGTTTTTGACTTCCGTCTTTGTTTGTAAATTGTTCAAAGACTATATCAATTTCGTTAAAGTTTTTTGTAGTAGTGCCTGCATCGTCGTTACCATTGTCTTGCTTGAATTGTTCATTTACATTAGTTTTTAAATCTTCGAGCACTTCCTTGACTGTCGCACCTTTCATTTTTACGCCAGCTTGAAGTCTTCCGTCGTTGCTGAGAGCGAATCCATTTTGTGAAGCACAGACTAGTTGATATTTGGTGCCGCTATCGGAGTTGTCAACTGTAAGTCCGTTGATTGTTATCGGAAAAAATCTAGAAGCCTTTGGAACTTTTTCTGGTCCAATGATCGTGCCGTCTTTTCCGATTTTCCAACCCCAGAACTCTAACTTTAGCACAAACACTGCTTGTTGATAATTTTCCCAACCTGCGGCTAGCGCATTGACACGGAGTGCTTCGATGAATCCATTTAGGCTTAAAGGCTCTACTACAGTTAAATTGACCATATGCAGGTTGGCACCAACTGACGGGCCCCACGCTGTTGTTATCTCTGCATTATCTAAATAAAAATCAAATCTACCTATGCCTTGAGAATTAAAAGCCGATATCAAACTTTGTAAATCTTTTGTTGCGGCATCGTTAGCTGTTCTATTACCATTGGCATCAGTTTGATATACAGTTTCAACTGATGTAGAATCTAACTGTTTATTACCTTTACCAGAACTAACAAATACAGTCCACGGAAACTGCTGATCTTCATTCGCAAAAAATGCAGGATCGCTTGATTGAGATTTTGTAATTGCTGCCATCGTCCAACGATAGCTGTAACTATTATAGGCATGAAGTACATTAATCTTATCAAATCCGTCCATGTTAGCCGGATCAATAAATTTTTTATTCCCAGGGGCAAGAAAAATACTTTGCCGAGTACTAGTTGTTGCAGTATCTGCCATTGTTATGAACCTAGTGCTTGTAGAACTGAAGACTTAGTTGGTATGTAGATTTTAACTCCAGGGATTAAATCATACACCGGATCTCTAATAATATTTTTATTTCTGACTGCAAACACCCACCATAGGTTAACGTCCTGATAAAGATCGTAGGCCAACAAATCTGGACGATGTTTATATTGGCTAGTAATTGTAAACTGTACGTCTGTCGTTAATGCAGGGATATCTCTAAACGTAAGGACATCTAAATATCCGCTAGTCTGTGGAGTAGAGAAATAAGGACTTGTTCTTGAATAATTTGCATTTGCCATTATAGATATCCTTTATTAGGTAGTTTGCCATTCAAGAAATCATCAACTGTGTAGGCCAACTGTTCTGCACGGCTGTACATCGGTAGCAATTCTATATTCAACGTAGCAACTACTGGAACAAAATTCTTTCCGTATTCTGTTACGCCGTCGCCGACCTGTATATAATCAACCCCGTCTGGCAACTCTAATTTCCACGACTGGATTACTACCGGTATATTACCTAACATAGAATTACCAAATGCCTTTAGTCTGCAAACAGGAGGAGGACTACCGGCACCGTCCTCATTACCCCAACGCATTTTAATCAATGCTCGGAGTAGATGTTGTATTCCTAAAATTACTGCACCTTCGTATTCGTTCTGACAGGTTAATTTGCCACTAATCGAAATAGGACCTACTGTAGAATTCTTAAAGAAAAAACTTTGATAGTTAGAATGTGTTGGGGCGACAGAACTATAAATTGCTTGATTATTATAACTTATAGTCGGAGTGTAGGGGAATATGATTCCACCGTTCTGATCAAGGATCCGTTGACCAGAACGCCCGGATGCCGGGCCTCCACCTAACCCCTTTGTATAAGAGGGTGGTACTTGCAGTTTAACACGAATGTCTGTTTCGACACCGCCTGTCCAAGTTATTTGTGTAGCCATGTGTTTTTCCTATATAGCTTATTTAACCGGATAAATAATATACGTAGATAATAAAAGTCTTGACTTTCAATACTTTTCTGCTATAATATTAGTGAGGGATTCAACACATGACATCAATAATAACAACAAGAAAAGTCAAGTATCTAAATAACAGAGATTTGTTGGCTGAGATACACAAAAGCAAAAACAGTTTTTCAAGTTTCACCAAGCAAGAATATCATCAATACGATATAATACTTACAAATCTAGATAAAATCAATATCAGGACGATAGCAGATGCCAAACGTGCCCGTGCTAAACGCATCGGAATCGAAGCATTTAACGCATTACGCTTGTCGGGCGATAAAAAAACCAAACTAGCAGAAGTCACTCCGGACTATAAAACTATTCCCAAAGAAGATGTTATTATCCGTATCATGACGTTTGAACACATTCCGCTTGCGCCGGGTCGTAAAAAGACCACAAAGACTACTGCCGATAGCCACGAAAAAGTAAACTTTCCTCCGTACCAACATTGGAAATTTGACAAAGAGGGCAACCTAGAATGTGTTGGTAAAAGCCATTGGAAGGGCGGGGTTAAGACTGGTAAGTTTTCAAAGGAACACGGACGTATCACTGAAAACTTGGGCAAGATGTATATCAAGTTAAGCGAACGTTATGCACAGCGAAGCAACTGGCGTGGTTATACCTATATCGATGAAATGAAAGGGCAAGCTATCCTACAGCTAAGTCAAATTGGTCTACAGTTTGATGAATCAAAATCAGAAAACCCATTTGCTTACTATACTGCGGCAGTGACTAATTCATTTACTCGAATCCTAAACATCGAAAAGAAAAATCAAAACATCCGCGATGACATGTTAGAGCAAGAAGGTTTAACCCCTTCAATGACACGGCAGTACAGCCAAGAGTTTGCAGAAGAGATTGCACGTCAGGCAGAACTATACAAAAATATGCGTATGCCTAAATCAGAGGAAACAGTCGAAGAAGCCGAAGATGGCGAAACAGGTGCTTGATTTACCTAGTGTTTTTCTGTTACAATAAATGATAGGAGATATCAATGGCTTTGTTTAAGAAAGTTGCCTGTTTTACTGACATCCATTTTGGATTAAAGTCTAATTCGGTAACACACAATCAGGACTGTGAAGATTTTGTTGATTGGTTTATCCAAGAGGCTAAGGCCGAAGGTGCAGAAACCTGCATCTTCCTTGGAGACTGGCATCATAATCGCAACAGTATCAATCTAATAACCTTAGATACCAGCTTACGCTGTCTAGAAAAACTAGGAGCGGCATTTGAACAGTTCTTTTGGTTTCCAGGCAATCACGACTTGTTCTATAAAGACAAGCGTGATATCCATTCGAGCGCATTTGGAAAACATATTCCAGGTGTTACAGTTGTAGACGGTATTACTACTATCGACGAAGTAACGCTTGTTCCTTGGCTCGTAGGCGACGAGTGGAAGGAAATGAAAAAGCTGAAAAGCCGATATGTGTTCGGTCACTTTGAACTTCCTAGCTTCTACATGAACGCGATGGTGCAGATGCCGGATCACGGTGAACTTCAACGTGCCGACTTACAAACTCCAGAATATGTATTCTCAGGACACTTCCATAAGCGACAGCATAATGGCAACGTTGTCTATATTGGAAACGCATTTCCGCATAACTTTGCAGACGTATGGGATGATGATCGCGGTATGATGACGATGGAATGGGGTGGCAAGCCAGAATATAAATCATGGCCTGATGCTCCTAAGTTCCGTAATCTTAAGCTAAGTGAGCTAATCGATCGCAAAGACGAGATCATGCAATCTAAGATGTATCTTAAAGTAAACTTAGATATCGATATCAGTTTCGAGGAAGCTAACTTCTTAAAAGAAACTTTCATGAACGAGTATGATATTCGAGAATTAAGTCTTATCCAAGAGAAAAATAACTTAGAAGGCACCGTCGACGACAATCCAGATGCAAAATTTGAATCAGTAGACCAAATCGTTACTGAACAGTTAGTTAATATTGATTCAGAACAGTTTGATCAAAAACTCCTGTTGGACATCTATCATAATCTATGACATTTAACATAAAAAATATAACAGTTAAAAACTTTTTATCAGTAGGTAACCAAACACAAGCAGTAGATTTCGATAAAGAGCATTTAACTCTAGTACTAGGTGAGAACTTAGACTTAGGTGGTGACGACAGCGGTAGTCGTAACGGTACAGGTAAAACTACTATCGTCAATGCATTGTGTTATGCTCTGTATGGTAACGCACTTACAAACATCCGCAAAGAAAACTTGATTAACAAAACTAACGGTAAGAACATGTTGGTTACTGTTGAATTTGAAGTCAACGGAACTAGCTATCGTATCGTAAGAGGTCGTAAACCTAATATCTTAAAGGTCTACGTCAATGATCAAGAACAGTCAAGCGACGATGAACTAGACGACGATGCACAGGGTGACAGCCGAGAAACACAAAAATATATCGAACAACTGCTGGCTATGAGCCCGCTAATGTTCAAACATTTGGTTGCGTTAAACACTTATACTGAGCCGTTTTTGAGTCTTAAAGCCGCAGAACAGCGTGAGATCATTGAGCAACTATTAGGCATTACTCTGCTTTCAGAGAAGGCAGAAAGCCTTAAAGCACAGATGAAAGACATTAAAGACCAGATACAAGCAGAAAATTTCCGTATTGACTCAGTTAAAACAGCCAACGAAAACGTTCAAAAGAGCATTGACAGTCTAGGAATCAAGAGTTCTGCTTGGGAATCCAAGAAGGATAGCGACTTAGAAGGGCTAGGCAAAGCGATCGTACAACTAAGTGCTGTAGATATCGATAATGAAATCCTGTTACATGAACAGTTAAAAACATGGACTGAGAATAACAATAAGATCAAGGACCTAACTAAACAGAAAGCAACGTTAGAAGCCGCAGTAGGACAAGCCGAAAAGACCTTAAAAAAATATCAAAAAGAACTGGCCAGCTTGGAAAATAAAACATGTCCTAGCTGTGAGCAAGAATTACATGATCATAAGCACGAAGAAATGACTGCCACAGCTACTGAACATTTGGCAGATGCAGAAAAGTATTTTAACAAAGTCAACACAGATCTTGAAAAGATCCTAGTAGAGATTAGCAAGATCGGCAGTTTAGATAAAAAACCTATCACGTTTTATGAAACACAAGAAGAAGCATTTAATCATAGAAATAATCTAGCCAACTTAGAAAAAGCCTTAGAAACTAAAGCAAGTGAACCTAATCCTTATGTTGAGCAAATCGAAGAATTGAAGAAATCGGCTCTACAAGAAATTAACTGGGATACTATCAACAGTCTAACCAAGCTGAGAGACCATCAAGAATTTTTATACAAGTTGCTTACAAACAAAGATTCGTTTATCCGTAAGAAAATTATTGATCAGAATCTAACTTATCTAAACAAGCGACTAGGTTACTATATCGATAAAATCGGGTTACCGCACACAGTTATATTCCAGAATGACCTAACAGTATTGATTACGCAACTGGGACAGGATTTAGATTTTGATAACTTGAGTCGTGGTGAACGTAACAGACTAATCTTAAGTCTATCATGGGCGTTCCGAGACGTTTGGGAGAACTTGTATCAGCATATCAACTTGTTGTTCATCGACGAGCTGATTGACGCAGGTATGGATGCCGCAGGTGTAGAATCAGGTATTGCTGTTCTTAAGAAGATGGCACGTGAACGTAACAAGAATGTGTACTTGATCAGTCACAAAGACGAACTAATCGGACGTGTGAACAACGTACTCCGTGTTGTTAAAGAGAACGGATTTACCAGTTACTCAAACGATGTCGACTATGTCGAGGCGTGATGCTAAACAAGTACATAGAGCTACATGAGCAGTTTGTCGAGCTATTAGTAAGGTATCATGCCTTACATACTCGATGGCTTAAATCGCAATCTCAGGATACTACTAGAGAACTAAGACGTGTCCTAAGCGAGTTAAGAAAACATGAACGTGAACAGTGGCTTAACGTACAAGCAACGATGAAAGAAATATCTCGTCAAAAACGAGAAAAGAAGAAACTTAAAAAGGAAAAACTAAATGAGCGCAACAGTTCAAGCAATTAAAGACGCAGTAACAGCATGGGAAGCAGAAGATATCAAATTTGAAAAAGGTAACTCTGCCGCAGGAACTCGAGCTCGCAAGGCATTAGCAGAACTAGGTAAGCTGATCAAAGCTCGCCGCAACGAAATCACAGCAGAAAAGAACGCCCGCAAAGAAGCCAAGGCAGGTTAATGAGCGGTTCAGCAAGCAAACGTAAAGGAAAGAGTTGGGAGAACGATGTTGCAAAACATCTCTCCGAGCTTTACGGCGAAAGTTTCATTCGGGTGCCATTTAGTGGCGCATACATTGGTGGCAAAAATGCTCACCGCAAGGATTTCTTGCATGAAGGACAGATCCGAAGCATGAAGGGCGATATCGTTCCTCCAATGAACTGGATACACTTCAACGCCGAATGTAAATCGTATGCCGACTTTCCTTTCCATCAATTATATTCAGGCGAAATAAAACTATTAGAAACATGGCTAGGACAACTTCTAGATGTTGCGGATCATAACGATTACAATATCTTAATCATGAAGTTCAATCGCAAAGGCAAATTTGTCGCTACACAGGCACCCTCACTAGACTTTGAACAAAATTATTCAACTTATAATTCTCCCTCTTACGGACAATGGATCATCCAAGACTATGATACGTTTTGGAAAAATAACCAAGAACACGTCCGACTAGCATCACTTAAATCTTAGGCACTTTTAAACAGTAACAGCTCGCACCGGCTAAAATCGGGTGCCCAGCGCCAACCGGATAATAACGGGGACGGAAGACTTGCCGCTGTAGCAAGCACTTAGCAACTATCCTTAACAGGACGTCGATCGCAATCTGCCGCGGTTTTGCTATTTGAATAGAGTGAATAAGAGCTAAAAGAGTGGAGAGAAACCACAGATTTAACGTATGTGTTAGCGTATGTATGTTAGATTACCGTCATAATAAGACGTAGCTAGGGGTACAGGATGACCGCCTCAGTAATGCTATAACGCTAAGTGACTTGAGTACTCAGATAATAACCAAGTTTTCTTAACCCGGCAACGGGTTAAGTGTGACCATTATATCTAGATAATGTTTAAAACTTCTTCGAAGTTAAAAGTTGTTTCAAGCGATAGCGCAGAAACAAATGAGCTTTAGCTCATTTCCAGTAATAAATAAACTCATATACCCCTTAAGGAATAGAAAATGCGTATAACACAATTATTATCTGAATCTAAAAAGATCGAAGAAGCTCCTATGGGCTTTCTAGGTAAGATGGGTAATAAGGTTATGAGTAAGATTGGTAATGACAAAGCTACCGGACGTCTAACGACAGGTAATTTAGCCAATCAACTGCACAGCGAATTCCAACAATATCTAGGAAGTTCTGGTTTACCTCCTACAGCTAAAACAGTCTTAGACTGGTTAGCTAGCAAAGGTTATCCAACAGCAAAAGCCAAGGGTGTTATCAAGAACGCAGGTAATGCTAATTCCGCTCCACAAGGACCGATGAGCAAGATCAAGCAGGCTGCCGGTAATTTAAAAGGCAAAATGGCAAACATCGGTAATCAACCAGATGTTGCACAGGATCTAAGCCAAGCAGTTAGCGAAGCAGTAGCCGCAGAATTATCTAAGCAGGTTATTGATCAAGTGTTTATCGCAGCCGCTCAAGAAGCCGCACAAGTCAAACAACAGCAACGTCAACAGAAACAGGGTATTGGCGCTAAGAAATCTGCAAGCCCTAAACTCAGCGCAATGAATGGTGGAAAATCAGCAGGTGGACAGCCAGCAGATGCTAGCAACGAAATCGCCGCACTAAATCAGCGCATCGCACGTATTGAAAAGAAAGTTGGTTTGTAATTAGAAGAACGGCAAGCCGCTGTCTTTGGTAGTTTCAATATTTTCTTTAATAATCTTTCCGATTATTTCTCTATCCTTAGAATCCATGTTATAAATCTGTTCGAGATTTATACCGCCGCGCATGAACCAACACAACTGAAACAGGTTGTGTTTTAAGGCTTCTACCTCTCGATCCATCTCTTCAGTTAGTTTGATAATCTCATCGTAACTGAGAGATAGAAGCCTTATCCGAAAAAATTTGCTTCGTCGAAACTGAAAGGAACTTCGATAGTAGGAGGCGCACCTTTTTCTAACATCTCGGGGGTGCAGGTAATAGTTAGAGGCTTGAGTTTGTTAGCATCGTTCATCAGACCAATTTTAGATTTGATCTTGTCAAAAATCTCAGCGTCACACTGCGAAATAAATTCAGAGATAAACTCAGGATCCTCAACGATACCGGCAGTTGATTCGATCTTGTAAATCGCAGATCCGATGATCTCGATAGTTTTCTTAGTTAGTTTACCAAATGCAGTTTTAAACGCTTCTAGTTTTTGCTCGTCAGTTAGGCTAGAATCATTAGCCATCTGTACTATACGACCGGTTTCAAATTCGCCCATCTGTGCTTCTGTCTGGGTCCTATAACTGATAGGTTTTAGATATACTACGAGATCTGATCGTACTTCTAGTCGATCTTCCCAAGTAGTATTTGCCTGTAGTCTTTCTAGTATTTCGCGGATGTTTACTTCATAATCTGCAGGGCCGTCTTCTAATGAAGGATGATTTATTTTCATTGTCATCATCTCACCGTAGGTAGCTAGACGTATGGCAATCAATAATGCGTCTAGATCTATTTGCGGGCACTCCCACGCATCAATGATGTTTGGTACGCAGTTCTGTAGGATTTCAACGATGCCCTGTCCGTTCATTAGTGCATCTGGAGTTTTTAACAACAGTTCATCACGGGCAGTCATAGAAAACACAGGATAGTCGCCTGTTATGCTAGGATTTAGAGATCCCGGTTTCCAATATTTTCCACCGCTAGGTAGTGTAATATAGATTTTAGGCTGGCGCAGGATGCTTAACAGCGGATTGACTTTTGCTGTAGGTACAACTGCTTCTTGTTTTTCTGGTGTGTTTTCTGACATGATTTAAATCCTATAAATAGTCTAGTATATCGATAACTCTATTTATCTACGTACATAACCAGGAATTTTAATTTAATGGCCAAAGACAACGTCACTGGATTTATAGGCAACGACAGCGTAGAACTCAATAATGCCGCTACAGAAACTACTCTCGCGGCTATACTCGCACAAGATAAAATAGCCAATAAAACCCTAGTAGAACTAGCCAAAGCCGCTAAGATTGATACTAAAAAAATCGAAGCGGCCATGGCCAAGCAGGGAGATGCAGGGCAAGAGGCCAGTGCCGGACTAAGCAAAGTTGGTAAAAATTCAAACATGCTAGGTGGTTTCCTAGCAGACATGACTGCTAGCGTAGGTGCAACTATTGGTAATTTAAGCAAGTTTGGTGATCAGCTTTTTGACGGAACGGCCAAAGCCAGCGATTTTATAAATTCATTTAAAGACCTACCATTTTTAATCGGACAGTTTGCAGGACTAGTTGCTAAATCATTAAAAATCCTAGAAGACAATCTTGAAATTAATCGTGCATTGTCAAGGACCGGTGTTTCATTAAGCGGTAGCTTAATGGATGTTAGAACCAGTGCCTTCCAGATGTATTTGAGTATGGACGAAATGGTCGATATGTTTAATAAAAGTAGCGACACCCTTGCAAGATTTAACGGTGGCGGAAAATCATTTGGTGACAATCTTAAAACGATTAACGCATTGATGGTGCAAGGTGGTTTTGGTGATAGATTACTAAACATGGGCAGATCATTCAGCGAGCTTGCCGCGATGGCAGGACAGTATGTGCGTGTGAGCAATAATGGTATCAATAATTCTAAAGTACTAGGTGACGAACAAGTACGTATCGCAAAATCGGCTGCCAACTACGGCGAACAACTTGATCTATTAAGCAGACTCACAGGCGACAATATAGAGTCTATCCAACGGAAAATGGAAGAAGAAGCCAACGAAGCGTCTTGGCAATTTTGGCTAGCTAGTCAGGCACCACAGGTTAGAGACAATTTAACAATCGGATTAATGAAAGTGATGGAAGCTGGCGGTAAACCGGCGGCTGATTACTTCAAAGCTAAGGCTATGAATTTCGCAGGAGCATTTAGCGAAGGCGGATTAGCTATGCAAACTACTATGCCGCGCATGGCAGAGCAATTTGATCGGATGGTTGATGCTGCCAAGCGAGGAGTTAAATCTGAAGACTACAGTAAAATAAGCACAGATGCATTTGCTAAAGCCATTGTGCGTGGCGGTGATGATCTAAAGAATTTTATGGTACAGATCCAAGCAGGCGGTTTAGGATTGGGAGGATTTTATAATAGCTTAAAACCTACCATTGAACAGATTAACAAAATGCGAGCCAACAACCAAATTAGTGAAGACCAAATGTTAGCTCAGATTAAAGCGGCTATAGCATCACAAAAGACTGCAGAAAGACAAAATGCATCTATGGTTGCATTAGATAAACAATTTAAAAATTTGTCTTTTGAAATCATGACAGCACTAGCACCTGTAATTGGAATACTGGCCGATGTGGGTATAAAACTTGCAGGCGAATTTACAGAGTTTGCGCTCGAGCACATGCCCGACATACAGAATGCTATTGCAAAAGCAGCCAGATATCTAGAAAATCTTTTCACTGATGAAGGCAGAGATAAAATTTGGAACGATATTAAATCTCTATTCCAATATCTAGCTGTTGAAATTAAAGGTATGCTGGCAGATGCAATACCGGGCGGCCGATTGGCTTATACTATAAGAGATCAAGAAAATGACAAAAAACTTATAGCCGCTGGTAAAAATCTAGCGGATGCCAAAGCAGACGAAGCATTATTAGCTGAAAAGGCCAAAAGACAACAACAGTTAATTAACGATCTTAACGATAAAAACTTTGACAATCATCTAAAAGAAGTAAAACAAAAACTTGATGATCTTAAAAAAGTTGAAAACCGCTCAAAAGAGCAACAAGCAGACTACGAAAAATATCAAAAAGAACTGCGTGATTTGAATCAGAGAGCAATTAGGAAGGCTGGCAGAAATGTCGACGAGGAAACTGAAAAACTAGCCGATCTAACAGGTCTACAGGACGATGCTACAAATCAAAAAACAAAAGCTCAAACATCGATAGACAACGCTACAAAACCAGATCCTTCTAATAGAGCACTATGGAAAGTCCTAATTGATCCACTCCACTTGCTGAATTTTGCTTCTGGAACTCTTGGTGGTGGCAAACTAGTGCGTGATTTTGGCACAGAATCTCTAGCAAAACTACACGGTAAAGAAGCAGTACTAACAGAATCACAGTTAGCTAACATGGCCAAAGGTATATACGATGCTGGCGCTAATAGTTCTGGCGGAAATGTTACTCTTGGGGGGTTGGAAATTTTAAATGAAACTGTTATAATGTTAAATAAGAATGCCGAAAAGACTGCCAAATTAATAGACACTTTGGTAGATGTCCAGAAGAAAGCATACAATAAAATGCCAGGTAACAAACTGGTTTAAGAGAATAAATTATGGCTTGGAAAAAGTATTTTACACCAGTTTCTACCTCAGGGGTAATGAGCCCTATCAGTGGTGGCAACAACGGAGCAAGTCCACAGAGAGCAAACTATTCATCATATCTACCGGATGTTTATACAGGACATCCTAATCGTCTTGAGCGTTACAGCCAGTACGATACTATGGACAGCGACTCAGAAGTTAATGCCGCACTAGACATCCTCGCTGAATTTTGTTCACAGATAAACGAAGAAAACGGCACACCTTTTGAATTAGATTTTAAAGATCAAGCGACTCCTACAGAAATCAAGATCCTTAAAAAGTATCTGCAACAGTGGACAAAACTTAATCTATTCCAGAAACGTATCTTTAAAGTTGTACGCAACGTGTTCAAATACGGCGACAGCTTTTTCATCCGTGACCCAGAAACACAAGCATGGGTTTATATCGATCCTGCTAAAGTTGATCGTATTATCGTTAACGAAAGCGAAGGCAAAAAACCTGAACAGTACGTTATCCGTGACCTGAACATCAACTTACAAACGCTAACAGCAACAACAATAAATCCTAGCAATCAAAACGCACTACCCGGCGGACAGTCATATATCAATGGCGGCGCACAACAGCGCGGCATGGTAGGCGGAGTGCCACAGCAAGCAGGCAGCAGATTTAGTATCAATCAAAATCAGCATTCTATTGATGCAAAACACGTAATCCATATCAGCTTGTCAGAAGGCTTAGACAACAACTTTCCGTTTGGTAACAGCCTACTAGAAAGTATTTTCAAAGTCTACAAGCAGAAAGAACTGCTTGAAGATGCTATCATTATCTATCGTATCCAACGTGCTCCTGAACGTCGTGTATTCTACATCGACGTAGGAAACATGCCAAGTCACTTGGCCATGGGCTTTGTTGAACGTGTTAAGAACGAAATTAATCAAAGACGTATTCCTAGCTTAACAGGCGGCGGTACTAATTTAATCGATAGTAGCTACAATCCATTATCAATTAACGAGGACTACTTCTTTCCGCAGACAGCAGAAGGTCGTGGATCTAAAGTCGACGTACTACCGGGTGGTACGAACCTAGGAGAAATTGATGACCTTAGATATTTTACTAATAAGCTGTTTCGTGCTTTACGCATACCTTCAAGTTATCTTCCTACCGGGCCTGACGACGGAGGAAGCAATTTTAATGATGGTCGAGTTGGAACAGCATACATTCAAGAATTGCGATTCAACAAGTACTGCGAGCGACTACAGAGTCTAATGAACAGTGCGTTTGACGAAGAGTTCAAAACCTATCTGTTCAAGAAGGGCATCAAGATTGACTCTAATCTATTTGATGTTACATTTAATCCACCACAGAACTTTGCCAGCTATCGTCAAGCAGAGATGGACGGAGTACGCCTAACTACATTTGGCAGTATCGTAAGCGTACCTTTTATCAGCAAACGATTTGCTCTTAAACGTTTCCTAGGACTAAGCCAAGAAGAAATCGCAGAAAACCAAGAGATGTGGGAAGAAGAAAATATCGATACCACAGAACAGTTGAGCGCAAATGCAGAACTCCGTGGGGCAGGAATCACATCAGGTGGCCTACAGAGCGACCTAGATACGATAGGGCAGTCGGATGACGGCGGTCCAGATTTACAAGGCGCAGATGCCGAAGGCGGCGCGGCCGGAGCGGCGCAAACAGCACCTACTACTGGTGGAGCACCTAGCGCACCTAGCTCGAGCACAACATAATCTGGTAAATACACTACTATGTTGCTAAACGAATTCATTTATTTTAAACCAGATGCAGAAAGCATGGAAGATAACGGCCGCTATAATCCGTTAGAAGACAGCACTGTACTCAAGAGTTCTGATCTACGCAAAACTCCAAGACTAACCCTAAAAGTTATCAACGATTTGCGCAAAGCAGGCGATGCACGTGAACAAGAACAGAAAGAAAATCTCGTAGTAGTACGTCAGATGTACGCTATGCCCTCAGAAGACGAAGCTGGCGGAACAGTATAAAATTATAGCACATGTTAATTCAGCTACAACTGGATTAAATAAAATTATAGAAACAATCCAATACTAGAACAGAAATATATAGTTCTACGTCCCAAACTGCCAAAATTTGCAATTTTTGGCCTATTTCGCATAATTAATTAAATAGGTATGTAAATAAACATACATGTTTATTCCACCCTTGACAATTAGGAGATAACCCGCAATGAATAAATTCGAACAATTATTAGACTTGATCGTCAACGAAGAAAAGGACAAAGCTGAAGAGCTTTTCCATGAGATCGTTGTTGAAAAAAGTCGCAGTATCTATGAAACATTAATCGCAGAAGAAGAAGCCGCTTTAGAAGCTAAAGACGGTGAAGAAGCTGATGACGAAGAAGATGATGATCAACAGGATGAGTCTGTTGAAGAAACTTTTGGTATGGAAGAAGAAGGTGAAGAAGCCCCTGGATTTGGTGGTGACGAAACTGATGCTCTAGCTGACAAAGTAACTGACCATGGTGCAGAAGACGGCGAAATGGACGGCGAAGAAGACGGCGAAGAAGCTCCAGCTACTAAAGGCGATGTACAAGATTTAGAAGATGCTTTAGAAGAACTAAAAGCAGAATTTGAAAAATTAATGGCAGGTGAAGAGCACGAAGAAGAGCATGATAGCGAATTTGGCGACGAAGAAGCCGACGACGCAGATGACTCTAACGATGCTGATGATTCCGAAGAAGATAGCGAAGGCTATGAGTTCGCAGAAGGTCGTGAGACAGTACGTGAATACACAGAAAACATCGGTGCAGCCTACAAAGGTGGTGCGGCAGCTAGCACACGTGAAACAGGTGCTTCAAACACAAAGAGCCCAGCTAATCAAAACCCAGCAAACCGTCCAAGCGGTGGTAACGTAAGCGCACACAACATTGCGCAAGGCGACCAAGGCGGCGAAGGTATCAAAGGTGGTGAAGGTTTAGTTGGTGGTGTTAAAGGCAAGTTCACAAGCCCAAATACACACAACGTTGACGGTGTTAAGTCTGGTATTAAAACACTAGACAAGAAAGGCGAAGCTTACAAAGGTGGTAACGTAGCTAGCACATCTGAAACAGGTGCAGGTAACACTAAGTCTGTTGTTGACAAAAAACAAGGTTAATTAAGTGTCTAATAAGATGCAATTTCTAAGAGAACATTTAAGCTTCGATCAAGCTAATGCGGTCGTAGAGAGCGATGACAAAGATGGCAAGAGCCTTTATCTAAAAGGCATTGCTATCCAAGGCGGCATTCGTAATCAGAATCAGCGGGTTTATCCAGTCAAGGAAATCGAATCTGCTGTCAAAACACTAAACGATCAGATCCAAAATGGCTACAGTGTTCTCGGTGAAGTTGATCACCCAGATGACCTTAAAGTAAATTTAGACCGTGTTTCACATATGATAACTCAAATGTGGATGGACGGTCCAAACGGATACGGCAAGATGAAAATTTTGCCCACTCCAATGGGACAATTAATTCGCACGATGCTCGAAAGCGGAGTAAAACTAGGCGTGAGTTCAAGAGGTAGCGGAAACGTTAGCGATCACTCAGGCGAAGTATCTGATTTCGAGATTATTACTGTGGACATAGTTGCCCAGCCAAGTGCGCCCGGCGCTTACCCAACACCAGTTTATGAGCATATCATGAACTCACGTGGCGGAGCAAGAGCCTTGCGTG